AGTAACTTCCATCGAATCTTTGTTAACGCCGATATGACCCCAAGCATCTTCCGAACCAACAATAACTTGATAGGTATCGGCGTAAGTACCGGTCAACGATTGAAGCGCAGGAACTGCACCGGCTACAGCAGCACCAGAATCTTGTATCGCTACAAGCTCAGGTGATGCGATAAAGCGGAACTCTTCGCATTTACCAACTTCATTATCGACCGCATAGCTGTCACCAGCACCATACGCTTCTACTGGAATGAAACCAGGAAGTTCGCGCAAGTCAGGCATCAAGTCGGTCGATACCCAAACTGGGAAACAACGACCAACTGGTGCAGTAGCGTACAAACCAGCCTTACCCCGTTTCAACATACGGCTGATGGTCGTAGCGTGATTAGCGTTCAGTGACTTGGCGATCTTACGAAGGCCGGTCAAACTGATTGTGCCGTTCACTGTTGCACGAGTTGTTCCTGTACCGCCGTAGAAACGGTTTGTACAAGCTTTCAGCACGCCGAACAGTGCCATTTCCATCACCAGACCTTGACGCTCGCCGGTAAGCTTAACCATTTCCGCAGGGAAATCATCTTCACCCAAGTCGAACATCTTGTCGGTGTAACCGTACAGAACGGCGTATTGCACAACGGTCGCCGAGATATCTTGCACGGATACGGTCTCAGCCGTTGGTGTTACGCCCTCAGACGCTAGATGCGACGCAACGTAGCTTTGAGTACGGTCGACAACGGTCAGATCTTGGAAGAATCTGTTCGGTTGTGTGGATGTCGCGCCTTTAGGTAACACACGGCGATACTTTACAGTCTCACCTTGATTACGCTGAAAGTCATCATTGATACCCACAGTGCCCAGGGAAATAACAGGCATTGCGCGTTTCAGCATTTTACCGAGGATAATACCTCGACGCATTGCTGGACTATTTAACGATTGAATCGTCATTTTAAAACTCCTTATCGGTTAATCTGCCATGGCCGCAGCGAAAGCCGCGTCCTCTATTTCTTTGTCTGTCAGCGTTCTACCTTGCAGTCCGTTACCCTTCGGCAAAATAGCAGCTTCGAGAGACGTTTTCTTAGGTGGCACGAGAGACTTCTTGTATTCAGTCAGGATGTCGCTGAGATCATCAGCGTCTTTTGATCCGGTCACCGTATCGAATTTGTCTTTAGGTTGGTTAGCCAGCCAGTTGCCAAACTTCGGGTCAGGGAATTTCACAATACCATCTTCAACTGTATACAACGCGATGTCTCGGAAGTCTGGGTGAACTCTTGCTAACCGCTTACGTGAAGCTTCGATTGCTTCGGTCTCACGTTGAGCACGATCTTCAGCAAGTTTCTCTTCGACTACTTTAAGAACAACGTCGGTATCATCTTTCTCTACCTCCTTACTTCGCGCAAGACGATCAGCGATATCTGGATATTCTTCTCGCAAAGCATCCAGATTAAACTGAGACTTCAGGGCTTCAATTGCAGCATCAAGCTGGGCGATCTTGTTGCCATACGTGCCGTTGGTTGTGTCAAGCGCTTTCTGTAATTTCGGAATCAAAGCTAAATGCTCTTTAAGTTCCTCCTTAGTGAAGCCCTCAATCACTTCCACACGTTCAGGTATCACCTCTTCGACTACCGGCGCAACTGGCTCTTCAACCTTAGCGTCCTCGACGACTACTGGTGTAACCTCTTCGTCACTCATCGCTGCTTCATATGCTTTATTGAACTCTTCTTGCTCTTGTGTTGCTTCCATTTCGCGGCCTCCCGGTCACTGTTTGTTAATCTTTCCAATCTGGATCTAATCGTAACAATTCTTTAATCGTTACGATCTTCCCGCGCAACGCTGCGGTATCTAATTCACTCTTATGAGCATCGTTAGTTTTGCGCAGCACTGCGAGTTTCGCTTCATATTCTTTGCGTAGCTCCTGCCACAGTGGGCTACGGAGTTGTTCTTCGGTCAGCTTCATTGTGTAAAGCTCTCCCCTACCTCAGCCTTACCAGGCGGTTCAACAGGTGGCTTAGGTAATGCGCTAGCCGGTGCGTGTTGTGCCGCCAGTTCTTTGGTTGAATTGATCTTCATAACATCACGAGTCAGTTGAACCTTAGCGTCGTTGAGACTAATCTTCTCCCGGTTCGCGTAGTCAAGTAGAGCAAGTTGCCATTTCAAATCCATCTCATGAGCCTTGGCGTCAAGCGTAGCCTGTGTCCGTTGAGCAACCCCATGCTCGAATATCGCATCACGGTCGCTGTCAGTCTTAATCTCCATCTGCTTGACTTCCGCATTCTTAGCAGCAATCTCTTTATCAGTCTCAGACTTGATCTGAGCGACCTGGACGCGAGGGTCAGGGGGCGGCTGCATCTCTTGCATCTTCTGCTTCTCTTCTTCGTCCAGATCAAACTTGTCTGGATCGTAGTGAGCAGCACGCAGCATTTCGCGCGCAATCTTCTTAAAGGACATCTCTGCCGCCGGATTAGCTGCTATCTGAGCCAATACTGGCAATTGCATCGCCTGCATCTCAAGTTCAGCCAGTTGTGACGAACCGGATGCCTCGATCAGCAAGTCACCTTTCTCATCGTCCTCGCCGTGCATGAGCAACCAGCCGTAGAACCGGTTAATCTTTGGTTCTGTCACATTCTCGTCGTAGATACGTGCCTCACGTCGCAGCACGGTCGATGAGCTGCGAAGCATCATCTGCATGCCGCCGACAGTATCGGGCGCCGCACCTTGCTGACCTTGCATAAGGAACGTGATGCCGGTCGAATCTTCCATCGCCTTCATGCCGAACTCAATCAATGCTTGAAGTTCAACTTGCATAGCTGGAATAATTATTGTTTGAATCGCCTGTTTGATATCAGTAATGCCAGAATCTTCTTTGATATCCCACAGCTTACCTTTACGTAATGTCCAGTCGCCGTCAGCAGGATCGATAGCAGCGCGCAATATGGCAATCATAGGGATCGAAGCCAGCCCCATGTTCTCCATCAGTGTGCGGAACGCTGCGAGTACAGTTTTCTGAGCGACACGGCCTTCACGGGCGATACCGATACCGAACGGTTTGCCCGGTACGCGCTTCCAGATCATGACGTCGAATGGATAACCATAGTTGTCCAGCGGATTCTTAACACCTTTGATCACCGTATTATTCACCAACACAACTATCGCATTGACGTAAGTGTGATCGTCCTCTTCGCTACATTTCTCAGCATAAGCAGAGTCAAGCTCTTTCAGTTCATGTGATTTAATCGTACCGTAGTAATACCAGACCTCGAAACGGTCATCATGTAACGTCGTTTTCTTACCAGACTCGTTACGCATACCAGGGCCTTCTTCCAGCACCTTGTGTATGGCAGCGGCCTCGTATCCCGGTACATCGATCAATCCGGTCAGTTGTCTTGCAGTAAGGTATGAACGCTCGATCACATAGTCGCCGTCCTGAATATCCTCACCACAATTCATGTCCGGGAAGAAGTCCCAGTGACTTATGTACTTTGCTTTAGGTACAATTGTTTCTTCAACGATGAGCTCAGTACCCTTCAGTACCTTAGTTATCTGCTTATCAGGATAAGGTCCTTTGAATACTCCAGTACCGACCATAGCCGCACCGTCAATCACCTTCCGACTTTCTTTCTTGTAGCCACATTGAACTAGCCAGTCCTTTATGCGACGCTCGGCTTTAGCGACTACCGCCCCGACTCGCTTGTTACGATCCTTGATGACATCACCAAGTGCGAACGGTTGCCCGGTCTTGGGGTCAATTATCTGCTTATCACTATCCTCGTTCTCATCAAACTCAGGCACGGGGGTCGCTTTGATAGCGAAGTTCCAATCGTTAGCTGGTAACAATATGTCGCCCATACGAGCACTGGCGGCATCAACGAACGGTCGAGTAATGTTAAGAAACTCTATGCACTGACTATCTGAAACGTTTAACTTAGCTTGGACCAGACCCCCAGTATCGGAACGCGGCTTGATGTACTGAGCGACATTACGATTCAGATCGTCAATACCTTCGTAATATTCCTCGTCCTCTTTCCACTGCTTCTCGAAGCCTGATTCTCTCCTGGCAGTCACAGCTTCGTCGCGAATCTTTGCTATTACTTTACCAAGACCTTCGAGTTTCTTCTCGCGCTCGGTAGCCAGTTGCTCCTTAAGTTCCTCGAGCACTTCGATACTTAAATCTTCCATTAGCGGACGGCAGGCATTGTCTGAACGTCGAACCAGCAGTCAGCAGAACCTATTGTTTTGGTCGGTCCAGTTGAACTGTTGCACACGACGATACCGGTATCGAATACTCTCGGATTCGTACCAAAGTCAATCGCAAACTTGCTGGATGCCGCAACCTCAAATATTACTTTAGGCACAGCAGTATCCGCAGGCAAACTCGCAGCATCGTGGATCTGTATGAACTGTGTGGATCCTTTCGAGTTATAGCCGCTCAAGCCGCATAAGCGCGTTTTAGGTGTTACTGATACGACCAGGCTCGCGGCATAGGCCGTTGTCGTTGAGTTCTTTACTTGTGCTGGTATCATAATTTACATCCCCATTCCGGCTACTGCTTGTTGTCGTGGTTTAATCTTGGAAAGCTCAATTGATCTTGCTCTTACTGGAAACGCCCAGGTTAATGCTAACGCATCACCATCGTCCGGGCTTTTAACTCCCCGCTTCTTTGCGTCATCTTTTGATTCAAGTTTCAAGCGACCCCTGCTGTCATACGAGTATCTCAGGCCGCATAAATCTACTTCAAGGTCGTCGTTGTCAGGGATGCTGGAACTATTTCCATCCAACCATTCCTTCATCAATCCCCACATTTCCGAACGCTTGTTTATGTATTTATCTTTATCTATCGCATCACTACCGAAATTAACGCCTCGAACGCATCCGCGATACCCAAGCTCGTACAATCGATCGACTACACCAGCACCGATACCGCCTTCATCAATAAACACCGCTGCAGGATCGTATCGCTGAATCAATCGCAACACGGCGCCCGCTACAGCCATGGTATCTTTACCTTTCAGCTTATCTAAGCGTTCGGCTTCTCGACCCTGGCGAATATATATCGACGTGCTGTCATTGCCGAAACGTGCGGGATCAACACCAATTATCTTAGGTGCTGAATTATCTGTATTAACTGTAAGCTTCCGAGCGCGCTGTACGTTGCGTGAATCGATCAGCGACTTGTCGTCCGATACCGAAAATGCTTCAGCCGGCGAACTTGGGTATTCTCTTTGGAAGAGCCGGATATCTCCGCTCATCTCGTTAATCTTGTAACGTCTCCACATCATCTGACGTTCGTCAAGATTGTGGATGCTACCATACTCAATATCGTCGTCAGTCAGCTCTACACCATCGTGACGATACTCAGGTTGCCAGAACCATGGAACAAATATCGATTGCCAACCACCATCACCAGCTACGCCTTGCTTCCACACTTCATGAAACACGTTGCCAATGCCGTTAGCCGTCGACTCAAATATGATCTCAGTGCCCTTCTCAAGCGGAATAGTCTGCATGATCCCTGCCAAGTGATCCTCAGCAGCAGGCCAGTAAGCAACTTCCGAACCGTGAAATATTTGAGCAGTCGATGATCGTCCAGCACCCTTGTTACCGGCAGTAGCTACAGAAAAGCTGCTATCCAATCCGGCGAACATCATTTCCTTAGCGTTCGATGCGCCGAGCTTAGGTTTTAATTCTTCCGGGTAAT